GCCAGTCGCCGCCGGTGGCACAGTTGGCAACCTCGATGTTGACGGCTCGGTTGTCGTTACTGGGGGACGCAGAGGCCCATGCACGGTCGCCCTCGTCCACATAGAGGCCCACCCGGCCATCGGAGCCGATGCCATAGTTGGCGCTGGCTTCGCGGTTGGGATTGGCAAAAAGATTACCGCAGGTCTCCACAGACAGGTCGCCGGCCATGTGGTGGATGGTGATCTTGTCGATTGTGTGGTTCCTGGGGTGGCTGCGGTTGGGGGAAAGCCGGGTGTAGTCCACAAGGGCGGAATTACTCATTGCCGCTGGCCTCCTTGTTGTATGTAGCCGTGGAGATACACAGCACCGCGCCCAGGAAAGTGTCCACGGCGGTGATGGTGGTCACGACCTGGTCAGAGTACGGCCAGGCCCACACGGCAGACAGGGCCGCGTACAGCGTGGCAATGGCGGGCAGCACGATAATGACCACCCACTTGAGAATGTCATACAGCTTGTCAGGGATTTTCATGGTTTGCTCCTTTCCGTGCCAGATTCGGGCACACAAAAAATGTTGATAGGTCTTTGCTTATCGGTTTAGTCGGTATTGTACATTCACTGCCGTCTCCTTTCTTTTTTTAATTCTCAGTATAATCGTAAACGATGGTGGCATTGCTCGCACCCCAAGGAGCATTTGCTACTTGCCCCTGCGACCACGGAACATAAATGGTGGTTAGGTTGGAGCACCCGTTAAATGCAGAAGAGTGGATGGTCTTTGGGTTTCCCTCGAATGTAATACTTATTAGCCCGGTGCAATTAGCAAACACACCGAAACCAATGTTCGTTATCCCAGGTGGCAGCCTAGTTATTGCCAGGTTGCGGCAACCATTGAACGCATAGTAACCGATGCGTGTTATTCCAGACGGCAGACTAGTTAGTGCAAGTTTGGGGCAGCTTTGAAACGCATAGCTACCGATATTTGTCATGCCAGACGGCAAGCTGGTTAATGCAAGGTTGGGGCAATTATTAAACGCATAGTCACTGATGCTTGTTACCCCAGACGGCAGGCTGGTTAATGCAAGGTTGGGACAACCGCTAAACGCACTGTAACCAATGGTCGTCAAATCACCCGGAAGTGTAGGGCTGACAGCCGTGCGTTCTATCACTGCCTTGAAGCTGCCGCCATCCTCCAGAGTTCCGGTCACGCCGCCGATCACCACATCCTTCTTGATGTTCTCGGATAGTAGGGTGTCCGGTTTTTGAATAGTCACCTTGCGCATGACCTTGCCGCTGGTGGGCAGGATGACCTGATTGCCGTAGGGCATAGACAGCTCCACCGTCCGCTCCTCGGTAGCAAGCACCTCCATCACCTGACCCATATCGACCTCCAGAGGGACTTCCCCGCCGAAGGTGACTGCGAAGTCAGCGCCGGGAGAAAAAGTTACCGCAAACTCGATCATAGCGCACCATCCCGGAGAATACGCTCCACCGGCACTTCAAATACCTGAGATGCCATGCGCTGCGCCCCCACGCCCACACGGAGCTGTATCTTTGCGTCAATGCCTCTCCCGGCAGTAAGCGACAGGGTCTCAGCTTCCGTCAGCGTGCAGGAGACAACATTCCCGTCCAGATGTACATCCGACAATGCTTTTTCGATTTTAACCTGTCCGGCCTGCGCTACGGCCAGCGACAGCGCCGTGATGCTCCCCGTATCAATAGGGAGCCGGAAGGTCAGCGTGGGCGTTGTACCTCGATACATGGGTATCCCTCCTCATACTTTAGATTTGCGATGCTCAGTGGTTGGCCGTCTGCTCCAGATCGGCCAGCCGGTGGTTGATTACCTTGATCTGCTCCTCCATCACCGGGACCCGGAGGGCGAAGTTATTGTGTTCCCGTACCTCACGGGTCAGCTCATCCAGCTTGGTGTCGGTGACGGCCTGCTGCGTGTCCAGCTTGGCCTGCACATCACGGGTGGTCTTGTTGCTGGTGATGATTACCCCCAGCAGCGACAAACCGCCGGTGATAAGTGCGACGATGATCGTCTCGGTCATTGGTGTTCCTCCTCTTTCATGTTTTCCATTTGCCAACAACTCGCAAGGCGACGACCTGCTCCCCCAGCGTCATGGACGCTGCACGAAGCATACGGAACGACACCGTTTTCCCGGCATAGCTCCAATCCACGTTGGTGAGGATATGCAGGTTGTCCCCTGTGCCGGTTACAACCACATTGCCGGTCACGCCGAAGGGCATAGACAGGCGGATAATGTTGGTATAGACCATGCTCCCCACAGCAGTATAGCTGGTAGGTGTCACTGTCCCACGCCACCACAAGTCTGCATAACCGGAGGCGTACTTGTAGTACGTCCAGTTGCCGCTTACGCCTTGCTCAATGATGTAGTCTTTGATGCCCATCAATTGCCGAAGTTTTCCCGCTGCGGAATCAGATAAAATCAATTCCCCGTTCAGCTCCATGTCCTTTTCGGCGAAGATAGGCCACTTGAATTGCACCGTTTTCTCTTTTTCGGATACCCCGCCATAACACACTCCCGGCAAGTTGAAGTTGATATTTAACGGAACTTCAACTGTTGCCACATCCATTTCTTTGGTAAAACTGCTTGAAAAAGCGTCCGTGGCGACTACCGTCAGTTTTCTGGTCGTATCTGTTCCGACACCAGCGATGTAAACAACCTTTGAGCCGGAGCTTTGCGCAGAAAGGGTTTGCCTATTCTCGTCATCGATCTTCAAAGAGATGCTGGCGGTGTTATTACTCAGAGAAATGGTGAGATCAAACATCACCTTAATGTCTGCGCCGGTATTGTTTTCTGTCCACACGCCACTTGTGTAGGAGCCTCTTGCGTATGTGAGATTTGCAATAGTCGGTCCAGCATACTGCTGTACAGTAATAGTGTTTGTAACCGTCTTGTTTCTGCCACGAGAATCTGTCGTAGTTACCGTCACCACAACAGAGCCGCTTTTTGTAAGCAGATTCCCTGTATTCAGATTGGCATTTTCATTGCCAATTTTCATGACAGTACCTACGATGGTACTTCCCCTTACTCCGCCAGTTGTGGCAACGGCTTTTAGCTGGCTCTTGTTTTGTACCCATCCATATGTCGGCTGATACCCAGCGGCATCGGAAAGCACCACGCTTAAAGATGGAACGAGGGATTCCGGCACAGTGAGGACACAGGTTGTCGTGCTTTCACCTATCTTGCTGCTTCCGTTGTAGGTCTCGCATTTTATCGTCACCGTGCGGGAAGAAGCATTCGTGGTAGCATCTATCATGCTGTCAGGGCTTGCCCACGTGTAAGATGTGGCTACACCAGTTGCAATAGAGGCATACCCGCTTCCGGCGTTATAGGACAACTTATGTGTAAAGGAGGAATTTTTCCGTGTGATTGTAATTGCTACATTACCGCCCATTGTGCCATTTGCGGCAGACACGGAAGATGCTCTTGGAATTGTTGGCAGCGTAACACTGCCTGATACGGTCAAATGCCTTGGTGTGTAGGACGAATCAAAGCCGCAGTCCCATTCGCCGGAAAGCGTGACTTTCCCGGTTCCGTCACCACTATGTGTAACAGTGATAGACTTTACGCCAAGCTTGTACCAACCGGTAGATGGGTAATTGTACGGATTCCACGTTTTTGTACCTTGCAGAATGTAATACGCTTCGTTCGCAGACTCATTTTGTGAGTACCCGGTACCGTCGTACACATACAAGGTTAAATCAAGCGCGCTGGTGTTATTCTCGATGCTCTGGCTCTTGACCGTATAGTCAAGGCGTAGCTGCCATCCCTTAGATTTGCTTCCGTAGATGCTCGGCATCACGTCACCCCCACGAAACTTATGGATTGATTCGGCTGCACAACGATAGACATCGGGCCGAGGCGGAACTTCGATAGCTCTACCAGTTCAAAGCTGTTGTTATTCCAGTACGCTAACAATGTGCCGCTTGCGTCATAAAACCCAATCTTGTCGTTGTACTCCTTCAAAACAATCTCCGATGCAGAGGATCCAATGCGAAGCACAGGGTGTCCATTTTCATCAATGCTTGCATCAATGAAATCAGAAAGAGTTTGTCCATTGATCGTCACACGCTCTGCGGACATCTGCCCAGCCGTTATTGTGTCTGCGTTTACTGCGCCGTCCATCGTAAGCGCAACGCCAGAAATGGTTTTCCCGCCGTCTTTGGAATATCCAAGACCGTTGATGTTCATAATCCACAGCCTTGTATTATCTTCCATAGTGGGCGTGTCTCGAACCATCCACCCAGTTGGGAAACCGTCATCATCCAGCGTGACTTCCCAGTATCCGCCTTTTGCGCCTATGATTCTTTCGGTGGCATCCTGCATGGCTTTGGCAAGGCCGGAATATTCCCGTTTTACTTGCTGCATAATAGGGCTTTCCACGACATACCGCTTGTCCTGCGGCGCATAGCAAGTCGTATTCGCCACCATTCCGCCCTTTATGCGCAGTTCCTGTTCCATAATGTACACGGGGAATGTGCTGGCTGGGCCGGTCACATCTGTAACGTGCAATATGTCACCTGCTTCCGTAGAGGGGTCTCCCCGCCATTGCACCTTACACGGCATCATTGCCTTGTTCCCAATTTTCTCAAAAACAGTAGCCGCCACAGCTTCGGTAATATACGGGTTTGTAGCCGAAATTCCAACACCCGTCCCGACCGTGATGGGGTTTTCTTCCGTTCCCGTGACAAGGCTTTGTATGGTAAACTGGGAATCTGCGGATTTGCTAAGTCCTCCCTGATACTGCACCTCAGGCCCAACAGAAATACTATCAGAGTACCAGCAGAATTTTAGTTCGCCGTCGGGACCAAATTTTGCATTGCATCCGATCAGCCCCGCCAGCCATCCGAGTTGCTGGCGCAGTGACCCTGTGTAGGGGGCAGCAATTTGAATATCCGGCAAAGCTACAGAGGGAGCAGTGACATTTCCTTGCGTACACACATCTGTGAGAATCTGCACAGGAGTGGCGGGGAAATCAATGGTAGGCACATAATCATCCGTCAGACTGGCCATGCGGTCATATCCGGTGATAGTTACCCACAACTTCCCGCTTTCTTCTACGCCGTCCGTGGGGATGTAATATTTGCCCTTTTGGACATACTGGGCTTCGCCGCCCACCATGATTCCAACAGATGGAATAAAAAATGCACCGTTCAGCGGGAGATTGTCCTGCTTGTACATCGTCACCTTGCAACTGGACGAAAACGCCGCACCGATGGTCACGCCGTCCGACGAGCCAAACTGCTCCGTTACAACGATCTCCTGTATCTCCGATGCGGGAAGGTCTGCTGTTCCATTGAAGTTGATTTTGCTGGTAATTTCACGCCCCGGCGCAGAACACGCAGCATGAAATGCGTCTGTTACAGTGTGCATGGCTCACCTCTCGATGAAGTTCATAGATAGCCCATTCCATTGATATGCACCATCAATAAGGCTATACATTGGAGCCGTTCTATCTCCAACATAAGCGGTCATTTTCCTTGTGGTTCCGGTCATGGCATCTGGATAACTTACATCGAAAAACACATCATCAACTGCTTGTAACAGCGTAGACATTGGAGCTGCTTTCATTGGTGGCCACGATAGAGTTAGCTTTCGCTTGCTTGCCACACGGTCACGGAACAAATCCCCGCTTTGGTTTCGCCCCGTTCCGTCTGCATCAACATCTTGTAGACCCCACGAATATTCGCTGGGGTCAGGCAGCGGGACAATCGTCCCGTCTGCCTTTGTGATGGTTAAAATTGCCATTTGACCTCCTTACGTAACAAGAGGGCTTGCCCCAGTTGCACGGACAACGGCGTTGTTCTCCCTTACCACCGTATCAAACAATTTCTTCCCAGTTACACTATCGAGAACGATAGTGACGTGAATTTCGCTGGAACCGCCGGATTCCTCCCGTACAATTTTACGAATAAGGCCTTCCGGCGCTTCGATGTTGTTCCCGTGGGTCTGATCGCCAAGCACAGCAAGAAATTCATCATTTGCCGGGATAACTGCACCTTTTGCAAGATGCGGAAGCACATTCTCACTGATATAGGAAATGTTCACACCGATAGACTTCCCGCCAATGGCCGGCACCCACGAAGGAACATCAAAACTGATTTTATTCATCTGCTTAATGAGCCAGTTCAGCCCTCTGATGATGATATTGATTGCGCCGTTAAGCAGATCGATTATGGTGTTCCATACACCCTTGAAAATGTCCTTAATTCCTTCCCACGCCTTGTCAAAATCCATAGAGAAAACGCCGGAGATAAACTTGATTAGCCCGGAAAAAATTGTCTTAATTTCGTTGATTACATTCCCGACGGTTTGCTTGATGTTGTCAAAAACGGCGGTTACAATAGCCTTGATTCCGGTAATAAGCGGTTTGAGCTTTCCGTTTGTTTTTTTGTCGATCCAATCCAACAGCCCATTTAGCCAGTGCCTTATGCCATCAATAACGGAGCCGATCATTCCTTTCAGCCCGGAAAAGATTCTCTCGATCCCTTTCGCTGTGCGCTCCATATCTCCGGTAAAGATTCCAGCAAAGAAGTCAATAAAACCTTGCAGGGTTTCTTTTACGCCGTTGATAAGTTCTTGTCCGTGCCCAGTCGCCGTAGTAATGCTAAGAAGCAGGGATGCAATCATCCCAATTAGCAAAGGAATCCAAGACCCAATCAGTATACCGATCCCGACACCTGCCGCAAGAATCCCTGCAATAGCAAGCATTTGGTTCTGGAAATTCCATCCATTTTTCTCCGCATCAGTAAACGCAACGGCCAAAACAGCAAGCCCGGAAACAATGGCTGTAATTCCTCCAGCCACCGGCCCAAGAGCGACATACAGTCCTGTCACGGCAAGCGTCATGCCGAAAATCATCCCGGCCATGTTTTCTTGCGTTACACCGTTTACGATCGAATCTAAAATGTTCTGTACAAGCGTAAGCGCACCATAAATGCCCACAGCAAGTCCAATGGTTTTTTGCAAATTAAAACCAAATTTTTTCCCAATTCTCCATGCAGAAAGGCCAGCGCCGATAGCGAGAACCCACGGGAGTGCGTTTTTGAGCTTCTGCGTGACTTCATCAATCTGCTTGCTTACAGCATCGCCAAGGAAGTCATATTCCGGAAGCTCGAAGTCAAACCCGCCGCCGCTGGACGCACCGGCAGAACCCGATCCAGACGAAGTGTTGCCGTTCAGGATGTTCAGCTCATCGAAGCCCATGACAGACTTCTTGAGTGCCTTTGCTGCGCTGGTGGCATCATCAAGCCCGGAAGCGGCATCCTCTGCGCCGCTGGCCAGATTTCCAACGCCAGAATAGTCAATCTCCGTGAGCTTGAATCCAAACAGTTTTGCAATGGCATCCGCCAGTTCGCGCACAACACGAAGAACAGCGATTGCAACGGGAAGAATTTTTTGGAGTAGCGGAATGAAGATGTTGCCGATTGCTCTCGATGCCTGCGTCAACTGCGCTTGGAAGATGCGGAGTTGGTTTGCCGGGGCTTCCAGTGAACGGGCCATATCGCCCTGAGCCGTTGTGACCTGCGTCATAATGGCGTAGTATCGAAGCTCCGCCTTTTCCGCTTGCGTCATGGCAGAAACAGACTTTTCGATTCCCAGCGTCAAGGCGGTTTGTTCCAGTTTGGCTTGCGACAAGTCATAGCCCAATCTACGCAACGGCTCCAATTCGCCAGAAATACCAGATTGCAGCTTTTGCATAGCGTCCTCAACGGAGATGTTGAAGAACGAGGAAATGTCATAGCCAAGCTGGGTAAGGTTCTTGCTCATCAAGTAGGCACGGTCGGAGACAGACCCGAAACCAGTCAATAAGGTATTGAACACGCCCTGATTTCGCATCCACTTGGCGGGGTCAATGCCCATCACTTCTCCGACGTTTTCAGCGTACTCTTGGGCTTCTTTTGCGTATTGCCCCATTGATGCGGTGAAAAGGTTTAGGTCCTCCTGATAATCATTTGATTCGGTGATAGCTTTTGACAGTTCAGAGCGGAGCATCCTGATTCCAACCAGTACTCCGGTTGTTTTCAACGACTGGAAAAAACCTCCAAGCTTACCAGACCTTGATGTTTTCTCAATGTTGTTCAGAGACTTGTTAAAGGAATCCACCTGTTTCGACGCTCCGCTGAGGCCGGACGCTCCGCCGGAGGTGGCCGTTTTCAGGGAAGAAAGTGCTTTTTCAAGACGTCCTAAAGACGCAACGGCACTATCGCTGTTCTCCTTGATTTGGAACTCAAGCCCTTGGATTTCAAGATTGTCCATGCTTTTCACCTCCCGGCTCGAACTTCTTATTGTTGGCAATCATAAACATTTCCATAACTGCCTTTGCACGGTTATCGTTTTTCTCCTCTTTCTCCGCTTTATCGGGTGATTTGTCATTCCCACCAACAGGATAGGGGGAATCTCGATACGGAATGGGCTTTGCGCCCTTCTTTGCGAACGCATGAAGAATAGGCGAAACATCCGCCAAGGCTTCATAGAAATACGCACCCTGTAACCATGCTTGCTGGTTATCCAAGGCCTGCTTGATTTTCGCTGCCTTGCGGTAGTACTTGACCAACTCGCAATCCATTTCCCAGAACTGCTCATAGGTCATGCCTATTGCAAGGTAATAAGGGAAAACCTCATAGAACTTTTCCGTGTAAGCGTAGAGGGGGGTATTGCCCCCCTCTTTATCGGGCGGCGGTTCGCTTACCAGTCCACCGTCCAGCTGGCGTTTCCCTCGGCTTCGGGATCATCCATGAGCGCTACAATGGGTTCGCTATACATTTCCACCAGTTTGCCCAGCATATCTCCTTTGTTGGGCAGCTGGGCGTAAATCCTGTCGATAACATCACGCTTTACATAGCGGTGATGCGCCAAAAAAGCGCCAGCAAACAGGGCCGGCAGATAGGTCATGGGCTTGCGTTGCAATTCCTCGATCTCGAAGCCCTGCCGCTCCATCATTTCCACAGATTTTCTGGTGTATTCCAGCACATATTTCACATCGTTGTGCTCGATGTCCATTGTCTTTGCCATAATTCCTCCTTACTCGCTGTCGTCCAAAGTGATGACCGAGGTGGGTGCGATGGTGATATTCATCCCGACCACTTCATTTACGCCGCCGCCGGTGGGGTACACGGAAAGCTGGCCCTTGAAGGAAAACTTTCCGTCAGAGCCAGTGGGGGTAACAGCACCGCCGGTCTCCGTGCCGCCAAACCACACGGCATAATCCGCTTCTGTGCCCTCTTTTGCTTTCAGGGTCTTGTAATCGGCCAGGGTGTAGTTCGCCGTGAAACTCAGGCCGTCCATAGACTGAATACCGGCGATGTAGGTCTGCATCTTGTCAGACAGGGTGGTGGTTTCCAGCATTTCAGGATCACCGCCAAGGTCGGGGAACTCCTTGATGTCCACCAGCTTCGTCCATGTACCCCCGGTGGACGCTTTCTGCATCAGAAAGCATTTGTAAGTACTGATTGCCATAATTTACCTCCTAAAAAGTGTGTTTCCGTCCGTTTCAGCTCGGTATCGCGCTACTAAGCGATAAATGGACGCATCATCCATGTTCGGGACGGGTGTCATGGAAATGCGTGTGAAATTCATTGCATACAGCATTTTGTCGATTTCTGACAGGATGCTGCGGCATTCCGCTTTGCTTTCTCCGGCTTTGTTGGAGTAGACATTGACCTCATACATGACGGTCGCAAAACGCTCTGTGTCGGAGCTGTCCTGATTGATCGTGGTTGTATAATTGTCCTGTTCCACAATGCTTGCATACGGAAAGTCAGGAGGAGATTTTACATACGCCCCGGAAACAGCTATCCCCTTGAATTTCTTCCGTAGAGATTCTGCAATCGGGGTAAAAATCATCCGTTCTACATCAATCATCGGAACACCTCCTTTACGAGTGCGCCAAGCCGTAACTCCAATTCTTTTACGGCGTTATACATGGGCATATTTGCGGGGTTGCCGTGTGTAAGAACAAGCGTTCCCTTTGCTCTCTCTCCTGCAACTGTTCCGTTTGTTCCGGGGTCTCCGTAATAGCCCCATGTGGTTTGTTTTCCGTGTCCATTCCCATACGTGCCACGCACCATACCAAGATCACTTGCTTCCGGGTGGTTATCCGGGTAAGTTATTCCGGTGCCAAACTCAATAAATAAGACCGTGCCGCCAACGGCGACAACGGCCTTTATTTTCCCTCGATCTTCGACAGACACGGTCACATCGTTTGTGCCGTCATATGTGGCATCCGAAAAACCTGCGCTTGCCACCTCATAGCCCTCTTGTGCAAGACGTTCCAGCAGCAGCGTACAGCCAGTTTTCAGCCATTCTCGGTATTCCTGAACGGAATCGATCATCTGCTGCACACCGGTTGGAGAAAGGGTGGTAACAACCTTGTGCTTCACGATACATTCACCTTGCTTATGGCAATGGAAATGGAATTGAGCGACTTGGCCACTCGCTTTACGACGTAGTCATACAGAGGCTTTTCGCCGTCATACTCCGGCTCCTTGTCTACAAACAGAACAGTATCCTCGCTGATAGGGCAGCTCATGTCATCCGTGACAATAACCTTGTCATAAGACACAAATTGTCCGAACTGCTCCACCTGCGCCGCACCGGATGCAGGGGAGATATTCGCCAGCATTTTCACTGCGTCCTTGTATTTCACGGACATTTGCCCGGTTTCATATCCATCATCGGACACATTCATAGTTTTCCCGTCATACAGGAGATACCAGCACTCGGATTTGTTCCGATCCATGCACCTCATCGCACCACCCCCGCATAAGGGACAATGTCACGCAAGAGGGAGGATGGAACATCTCCATCCTCATAGGAGCGGGAAATGCCATTCTCGCTGTGCGCTGTTTCGCCCTCTGCTCCGCGCTTGTTCAGCAGATATGCTGCAACCTCCACCTGTGTCATGTGATACCGTTCGGGGACTTCTTTAATCGTGTCGTCAAACGGGTATAGTTTGCGCAGCACTTTATCCCCAGCAATAGCAAGGTAGGCGGAAAGCACGCTTCCTTGCTGGTCTGTCATAGTAGCTAGAAGCTCGGTCTTTTCAGCTTCGGTCATACTTCCCGCCCTCCCTTATCAGCCGGTCACAGCCTTGGTGTTTACAGGATTGCTTGCGTCATTGGCAATAAACACGCTGCGGCTGTAGGTGGGCGCGGTGAAATCGGTAGAAATCCCTGTGAACTTGCCATGATACCATTCGGGGCCGTGGTCAAGGCCGACCTGCCCGAACAGCTGGTACTTCTCGCCAGCGCCGGTCTTGGACAGCTGCTCCAGGAAGAAATTGCCCTTGCCGGGGACAGGCTGGTACACGGGGGCGATAACATCCAGATTCAGCAACAGTGCGGTGCCAGCGGGCAGGCACTCACCCAGATACAGATAAACAACGCCCAGAGGGGTGATTACGCTGGACAGCGCAATGCCGTTGATCTCGCGAGCAACAGGAACTACGGTAAGACCGTTCTGCACGGCATCCGCATTGATCTGGAACATGGTCACAGCATCGCACCACAGTGCCAGACCGTTGGTGGGAGCGTTTGCACCGTAAATCTTCTTCACCATGTCGGACACATCCCACAGGCCCAGAGGCTTAGACCCCATTGCGGTCACATTGGTGGTAATAGCGGTGGTCAGACCACGGGTCTTGTTGATCTTGGAATCGTCCGTGGCCTTGTTGTATGCGCCCTGAATGAAGGTAAACTCCATGTCACGGGCAATTTTCTGAAGCTTTGCGCCAACCTGAAAATCCAGTTCATTGATGGGGTTGGCCTGCTGATTCTCGATATTCACACCGGACAGGGTTCCCATGTTGGACATCTTGGCGTAAGAAACGCCCACGGTCTCCTGAAAAATCTGCGTAACATTGGTTTTCTGGGTACGGGTCACCACGGTAGCGTCAGGGGCAGTCAGAGACGCAGTCTCGCTGATAGCGGGCTGTGCGCCGCCAGCGGAGCTGTATTCCTGACCAGTGACAAACTCCACATGATTGGTGATCTTTGCCCGGCTTCCGATAATGGAAGAAAGGGGGGTACGGATGTTGCCCTTGTTAAAAAGCATACCGGAGTAATTCAGCACTCCGAAGCTGGTAGCAAAAGTATCTGCCATTTTAATTCATTCTCCTTTACTGTGTGTTGTTGTCCTGATTCATCAGGCGGGTATAGTACGCCGCCTCCGCAAAATTGCCGGCGTTCTGCGCTTCGGCAGCTTTCTTGGAAAAGTCTGCACCATTCGCCCCTGCGCCCGCAGCGGGCTTGGGCGTGCCTTGCATTGCGCTGGCCTTTACCTGCTTTGCATAAGCCTCAAGAAACGTCTGCTGGTTGGCAAACACCTTATCAGTGTTTCCGTCAGCCATCGCCTTTGCGGTTTCTGCCGCAAGCTTTTCGTCATAGCCCTGTGCAATAAACTTGGCTGTGAACTGCGAAACGGTCTTGTCTCGGCGCAGTTCGTCAAGTTCCTTCTGCATGGCGGCAATGTCCTCCTCCTGCTTCTGCTTCTTCTGTTCGTCCTCGCTCAGCAGGGCATTGTGTTTCCTTTTCCACTCTGCGGCCTCGGAATTTGCCTTAGAAACAGCCGCCTTCTGCTTTTCAAGCTCGGATGCATTGTCGTTATACTCAAACGCTTCCAATGCTTTCAGCTTGTCCTCCAAAGACATTTCCGCATAGCCCTTGATCTGATTGGTGTCGATTTTTGCCATTTTGATTACCTCCTGCGTTTAACAAGGCTGTTCACTCAGCACTATTTTCTGTTTTTTCGGGTTGTCTCCCGTTTGCGTTTTAAGGTCGTCACTGACCATTTATCGCCTTTCGGCGGTTAAATCAAAAAATAAAAGGGGCTACCCTTTCGGATAGCCCCTCGGCTGTCGGTCAAGCCCTTGCAAGACCCACTCAGTATTTCTTCTTTCTTCGTACTTCAAGCACCACGATCTTCCCGTTCTCCACTTTCACCTCCGCTTGATTGCGGTTCTTGAGGATTTCGTTGATCGTCCGCACCATCTCCATCGTTAATTCCATTGTTTCCTCCGTTTTCCTCCAGATATTCCATGCTCATCTTGTACGCAAGCTGCGGGTCGCTGAAAAGGCCGCAATGCGTAAACGCAAGCTGCGGCGCAATTTTACCGTTGCCCAGCATGGTAACCAGCACATTTGCCTTTTCGGAAATGTTCTCATAATTCCGCCGGGTAAATCTGATTTCGATTGCGGACAGTTTCAAAGACAAGTCGCTCAAGTCATTGCAAATCCGCAAAAGCACTTTCAGAAACTCTTTTTCGGAACGCTTGAATACCAGCTCGGAATCTTTTGCCCTTGCTTCTGCCGCAGACCAGCCGTCACGCATAATGACCGCAGACCCGGTGTCAGAGGTGGAAGAACCGCCGTTTCTGTTGGGCATCCCGCAGATGGTCAGCACCGTGTTATACAGATTGTCCGCAAGAGTCTGTGTCTGCGTCTGGTTCAACTCCGTGACAAGGTTCTTGATCTCCGCTTTCTTCTGCGGGTCAATATCCTCAAACTGAATCGCTCCATCCTGCCGCAGTGCAGAATATTGTTCTTCGGAAATACGCACATTATGGAACAGAAGCAAGGACTGCACGAACTGCTCCACGCCATCCATGCGATTGGATTCCACATTGTTGATTGCATCCAGCAGATTCAGTACGATTTCAAATGCGCCAAGTCTTGCCCGGTTTGCCGGGTACTCGATGATGGGGATTCCCAAAATCTGCGGCTCACTTCTGGTGATTTCCCATGTGTCGGTCACCTCGTAGAAGTGGTCTTTTGTGTAACAGCTGAAAACGACTGTCCCATCTTCCATTTTGACATACTTGACCGCCATAAGGGGAGGATTTCCCAGCTGCACGGAATACACCACAAAGCAAAACCGGGGGTCAAGGGTATAAATCTCAAACGGGGCTTCATCTTCATCTTCCGGTGTGTCCGGCATGACCATGCGATAAGCCGTTCCGCAGATGTGGAACCAGTCTGCCAGTTCCTTATCCTTTGCCGGTTTGTCCTCGGACAAAACATAATCGTTCAGTTTTGTCACCATTTCAGCCGCTTTTTCATCGGCTATCCTGCTGACATACTGTACAGGCTCTCCCATCAAGTAGCCGACCTTGAAGGACACGATCTCGTTTGCCCGGTTTTCGACAATCTTGTTGTTGATCTCCGGGCGTACATCCTTTACTCTCGCAAGGATAGGCTGATCGCCTTTATAGTACCTGTATAAATATTCCATGTCTGCCCGGTTTGCGGTGTGGATAACCATTGCCTTTTGCAAAATATTTGCAATATTGCCCTCGTTTACCTCGGTAACATCGGAATAAATGACCTTTCTACCAAACATCTGTCTCAATATCATCACCTCTTAGAACGGTCTTTTGAATATTTCAATCTTGCCGCTGATACGGTTTCTGATCTCGTTTTCCAGCAGCGATAGAGAATCGGGAGCGTCATCGTGTGCCACCTTTCCGCTTCTGACATAGGTGGTCACTTCCTGCATGAATCCCCAGTATTGACACCCTCGCTTGTATGTGGACGGATGCTTGAAGTAGAAATGTTTCTTGATTCCGTCTGATGCAAACTCAATTCTTGTCTGCTTGTTGGAAATCGTCCTTTTTGTCCGTATGCTGGTGTTGAATCCTGCGTTTTTCACAAGCTCCGCAACATCTCTTGCAAAATACATACCTGCGTTGTTGGATTCAAACAGCGCATCGCCCACTTTGTTATCAATCAGGCACTTTGCGCATTCCGGCTTTGTGACCTCTGCGGGAGAATCATCGTACACCACATCCACGATGTAGACTTCCTCTCCGTATAAAGCCGCAACAGGCATGGCCGTGCTGTCTTTCCCGCTTTCTGCGGTGTCTGCCACGGCAATGATTGCATCCGGGTCACGATCTACCGGCAGTTCAAAGAAATAGTTCAGCTCCGACTTATTGAAAAGCAGCCCCTTTGCTTCAAAAGGCTGCTGCTGAAATTCGCTTTCAAACTGTTCCGCACTCAGAAGCTCTCTCTGCTCACGGAAATAAGCGGTGGTAAAAACTTTTTTCCCCTCCCGCTCATACTCATAATTGCTTTCGTCTGTAATCAGGTCAAGGGCGGGGATTTCAATGGCTTTCCATGTCCAGCCGCCTTTTTGTGCTTCTTCCTGTAAATGCCCTATGGGGTCATACAGGGAATATCTCGTCCCGGTGGCCACAATAGGCGTACCCTCAATGGCACGACCTAAAATATCGCCGGAAATTACTTCCCACTTATCATCCAGCCGTTGACGGTTTTTCGCTTCCTCTCTGCCCTCCACGCAGTCATCCAAGTACAGGACATTGGTTGCCTCCGACAAACCCACTTGCCGCGCGTCAATCGACCGGCACATGACCGTAGGGAATCGAGATTTTGAACGCAGATTGATGATTTTCGTGTCTGCGTTGGTCTGCACCAAGGGAGCATCCGGAAACACATCGTAGAACAAATACTCGTTGGGCGTTTGCAGATACTCCAGACAGCCGTTGTAGAAGCTCCGCACAAGGTCATCGCCCGTGCCTTCCATAAGGGACGATTTATCCGGGTTTCTGCCGGAAATCATGTTGATGAAATTGATTCCGAGCTGGCTTTTCCCGGCTCTTTTCGGCAGAGAAATGGTCAGCAGCCTTAACTTGCCGTCAAGCACATCTTGATACCCCTGCACAATAGGTCTTAGATACCGTCTCCGGGGAGCATAGAACCGTTTCTCCGGTTTTCTGTCCATCTCCACATACAGCAGGAAGGTATCGAAATCATGCGGTGCGTCAAACAGCATAGCTTGCTTGTGTAGCGTGTAGAAATGCTCCGCGTCTTTCGGGTTTCCGTTACGCAACGCTTCGGAGGTCATCTTTCGGACTTCGGAATTTAACTGGTGCGCCGCAGCAAAATCTTCCGCTTCGTACCCAATGCACAACGCCAGCAAATCCTTGTAGGCTTCCCGGTCATGCGTTTTCTCTATGCGGTTTTTGATGCTTTCCGCAATTTTCCGATAATCCATTTGTCCTCCTGCAACAAAAAATGGACTGCCGAAAAATCGGTAGTCCATTCTATTTGGTTTTGTGCAAAGTTAGTTTACAAGTTCACAATCTGACCAAGAACCTGCGCTATAACAAGTCCCCTCAAATGTGATTTCGTCTCCGACTTTAATGTTTTTCAAGGTTTCCTCTTGGTCTCGCTCAAATTCAGCAAGAAATACAACGATTGTATTCCCAATCTTCTTTTCCATCGTCAAGGTCGCCCCGCCGGTCATGTTCATAAGCCCACCGGTTTCCATCCCGTTGATTGTGGCGGTTACCTCATACCGTCTGCCTTTGTATAGGTCATCTGCCACAAGCTCGTTATCTTTGTAAGCCTGGTAAATCTCCTCGAAGCTTGCGGGGGTGTACTGGTCTTCTTCGGCAGGCACCTGTTCGCCGCTCTTGCTACTGGTTGCAAAAGCTATAATAGCAATCATCAGAATGACAAAAACGATTATCATCTTCTTGTCAGCGGGCTTCGCATTGCTCTTTTTCATGGCTCTTTCTCCCCCTCAACGACGTCTCGGAATCCCTGCGGAATCCTCGTAGTCCCACATCCGGCGGTAAAAGGTATTCCGGCTTACACCCAGCCGCTTAACCGCATAGGCCGTGGTAATTTCGTTATTGTACCACTGCGCATGCACCGTTTTAAGCAGATCATCGTTGATTGCTATCGGCTGACGGCCTTTGTACTTGCCAGCCGCTTTTGCAGCCGCAATTCCTTCTCTCTGCCGCTGTAAGGTCTGCTCCCGTTCCAGCTCTGCCATTGCACCAAACACCGTGAGCATGAACTTGCCCTGCGGCGTATTCGTGTCAATGGATTCCTTCTGCGATACAAAGCCCACACCTTTTTCTGTGAGCTGCTCTACCAGAGTCAACAAGTCCCTCGTGCTTCTCGCAAAGCGGCTGATGCTTTCAACAATGACCACATCGCCCTCTCGGACAAAATCCATCATCGCTTCCAGCTGCGGCCTGCCTGTGCGGCTCTTGCCACTCGCTTTATCCATGTAGACACGCTCCACCCCAAGGTCTTTCATCAGTATCTCTTGGCGGATCGTGTTCTGCTCCTCTGTGGACACCCGAATATATCCGACTTTCATGTGCATCGCTCCCTTCATCTTGTAAGGGTAGTGTAGCACACGGCATAATTTGTGTCAATATGTTTTATGCCCAAAATAGCCTTTTTGTTTTTGCCGGATTTTACAACATGGGGTAAAACGGCTTTTTATTTTTTGCGGGATTTTTGGGGCTTACCCCGCCCCCGGCTTCCGCCGCATATCCCCCG